CACGCACAAATGCTGTAGTCCAATCTTTGCAATCGATTATATCGATATATTCGCCGCTCATTGCTTTGCCTTCCGAGGTTACATTATCCCCGGCTTTTGTTACAAAGGTAAGTCCGTTTGCGCCATGAATTTCCCTTAAGTTCGCTTCGCTAAATACCATAGGCTCAATGCCCGTCAGAATTAAATTCTTATAGGTAAAGCCGCCCGGATTTAAACCTGACGCCTCACCCACAAGAGCTGCTGCCGCCAAAGGGTTAGAGTGGACAAAACCGACAACTCTATCATTAGTCCCTAACTTTGCAAGTCCCGCCGCATCAGGTACCACAACAAAAATCATTTTATCGTCAGTCGCATTTATATAATCTATTACAGAAGACAGCGCCGCCGTTTCTGCACCAACTATAACCAATCTGCGCCAGCCCTTATCAGCATTCGCCGTAAGAGTTTCTACAGCCGCGTCTGCGGATTCCGCCCCCACAATAGCAATGCTTGAAGGTTTATCAGTCTGCGAAAACATAAGAGACGCCGCCTTATATGTATCAGTAGTGTCTTTATACCCTGCGTCAACAACGTCTGCAATCTCAAAACACTCTTTATATTCCACAGCTTTTCCTATTGTTAAGATAAGCGGAATACCAAAGCCCAACTTACCGGCGGGCTTTCTAATGTCTATTTTTACTGTAACATCATTAGCCATTTTTCTTTTCCTTCTTTCCTTCGATTTTTTGTCCTTCCGCTTTCAATGCGGCAATCTCTTTTTTGAGCGCTACATTTTCGGCTTCCAGTGTTTTGCATTTAGAGCATAATTCCATATACTCTTTATGCGTTATTTTTACAACAACATCATTCGTCATTTATATTTCCTCCGTCTTTTATATACTGCCCGTCAATTTCTGCGCTTTCAATTACATCATCTTCTGAGTATTCTTGCGTATTCATAATACCGAGCTGAACATCAAAGCCTTGCCGGTGTTCGTAGTCCACTGTAATCAAGGTATCGCGCGGCGTAACCTCGCCAACTTTTTCGATTACAATTCCATTGTCTTTGAGCCATATCACACCGCTTTTAGAGAAAAAATCATGAGCCAAAAGCGCCAGCTTTGCGCAGGTGATATATTTTTCTGCGTTTACAGTTATGCTCCAAACTTGGCGCGCGGGTATTCTATCAATGCCGTTTCCTATACGCTGCCACGTTCCTTCTGAATTTTTAAGCAAAGACTGAATTGTATAACTACAAAACGGAAGCTTTGGCAATGCTCGGGGCGTATTACTGCGAATCACAGGAACGCCCAAAGTATCTTTTAAACCGCAAACTATCGTTTGCCGTATTTTATCAACATCAATCATCTTTGCAGCCTCCTAAATACGCTTACCCATTTTAAGTGATACCTGTATACACCTGTAAACTCTGCGTCGTCAGCTCCGGTAGAATCCTCAACCGTATAAACATTATCTTTAAATATTATTTCTGCGCCGAGCATAGCATTGTCAATAGGTGTAAGCATATACAGTATTTTATCTTTTTCCGTATATACACCGTCCTGCTGATATAGCTTAACGTCGCGCACCGATAAAATTGCGCCGGTCATTGAGATAACCGCATTTTCGGACGCCACCCATTCGCCTAAATCATCGTAAGTACCTTCTGCTTTCAGCTCACAAGTGAATGGTCTGCTATACTTACGAATCAACCGCGAAAAATTAAAATACTGCATACTATTTCACCTCATAATTTATTGCGCCTATCATATTACCGCTATCTACAAGCGGATTTGAACTTCCTTTACGCTCTACGGTAAAGCCACTGTTCGCAGGGCTTGATAAATTAGTCGCATATTCTTTTATTGCAGTTGTAACCTCGCGCCCAAGCGCGTCTAAAAACGCAGTAGCTGACAGTTTGCCGTTTATAACTGCGGGTATTAGTTTAGAGTAGTTTTTTATTATTTTTTTACCCTCCGCGTCCATGCCCGCACGAAAAAACGAACGCTCTGGAATAACTATCTGCGTTGTTGACGCCTTGAGCGGGTGACCTTGCCCTTTAAACCAATTACGCATTTTATCCGTAACGGTTATGGCAAGACCCCATTCGTGTATTGCCGCAATCTGCGCTTCTTTTGAGCCAGCCGGAATACCGACGTTAACCTTACGCCCGTTTAGAGCTTTAAGCTCAGCAAACGCTTTATTCAAGCTCTTTACGTCTGATGTAACTTTTACCTTTATTCCCATGGTGCCTCCGCTGGTACAGCCGTCATTGCGCCCGTCATATATTCGCCAAGCAGCTCGCTTGCGTACTCCCAGAGAAGCAAACCGTTTCTATCCGGTCCAGCAAAGGACTGAGATAGTCCCTGTATACTTTCCGAAGTAACACCCGGGTTATTATTCATCAGCTCAAAATATTTCAAAATAAAAAGCCTTACATTTGACGGAAGGCTCTCAGGAAGATTATTCAAATCATACTTTAGGCTTGTGTTGTTATTTATCCAACCCAAAGCGCATTCGGCGTACATGCACGCCACATCATCAGCCGGCATAATCGGAATTTGCAGCTGGGTAAGAGTTTCAACCGTCATTTATAAAGACCTCCTATTTCTTTTTCTTTGTTACAGGCTGTTTAGGCTCCTGCGTATTTTCCTGTATGCGTTCTGACTCATTCTTTGGCACCTTATTGGCCTTCAATCTACGGCGCATATTATGGAATGTTAAACTCACTTTAAAGCCCCCAATCAGCCAATTTTGTGTCTCAGACACGCAACCGCTATTTTCTTATCGTTCGTGGCAAGTTTCCAGTTCTCGGCTTTTCCGAGGTCTGCAAGGGACGGATATTTTTCATCGCCCGCAAGTTTAGCTTCCGTATTCCAGCTAAAGCCCCTCGGGTGAATAACCTGCGCCCAGCGGTTAATAAGATAATCTTCCGCGGCAAGCTTATCGCGGTCTGTCTCTGTCGTAGTCAAACCGTCGGGAGTGCCCGTTTCACGGATAAAGCAGCCACCGCCAAGGAAATATGTGTCATACACTCCGTCAGTAACAGGCATGCCGTCGTCAACCTTGATATTGTAGCCGAGGTATCTCTCCATTTCTACAGAGCTCTGCGACGGGTCAAATATCGGATTGCGCGTAATCATACCGTTTTTTTGTAAGTACGTATATACTGCCGAGTGCATAAATACCATGCCAAGACGGTCGTAATTATCGCCGAGCGCCTGCTTAGTGTCAAGCGTTGCGCCATCAGAAATATTTGCCGCTGCGCCGCTTCCTGCTGAAATATCGTTAATGTGTGCCTTAAGTGCGCCCGAAGTCGGGTCAAGAATCGCCTTAAGAATAGCAAGGTAAATCTTCTGTTCGTGGATATTTCTCCAATCCGCAATAAGATTCGCGATTGCTGCCATAGGGTCCGCTCCGCCCAGTACCTTTGCAAGGTCTGTCGCACCCCAAGCTTTCTGCCAAATCTGCAAGGTTGCGGACCATGACTTTGTTGTAATGCCAGTCGCGTCAAGAGGGGTTTCGCCGAATACGGACGGGTCGCCCTCCAATTCATTCCAAGCGGGGATTTCAATAAATCTGCCGCCCTTAGGTGTTCCGTTGATAAGCTGCGCTACCGTTCCGTCTGCTGTAGCTATACCGCTGTTCACCATTAAGGATTTCTGAACAGTTCTGTCTTCAACATAGCTTGCAAACTTTTCAGGTACAACTATCATGTCTGAAAGTCTTGTAATTGCCATTATTTTTCTTCCTCCTTGAAAATATTTTTAATTTCATTGAATACTTTTTCGATTTTAGGAAATTGAATAGCAAACCAATCTACAATTTGCTCGCATTCCCAAACGCACGAATTAGACAAACCGCTTTCCTCAAAGAACGCATGAATTATCTCATGCCTTAATACTTGAGTCTGATAAGCTTTCAAATCTTTTTTAGCTGTAACATCTTCAGCGCAATCTTTAAGGTCAAATACAACAATATCTTTAACAGTCGAATCGGTATACCCGTCCATTGATTCAAGTTTTTTATCTTCAATCATTGAACTGATAAATATTGTATATGGCGTGCCTAAAACATCAATTTTAGTTATTTCTTTCATTCTAATTTACCCCGGCTTCCATCTTTAACTGTTCGGCAAGCTCAGGGTTTTCCTGCAAGAGTCTCATTTGCTCTGTCAGATTATAGGTGTCCTTACTGAAAGGATTGTTTTGCGTACCACCGCTTTTACCCTTACCGGGAACGCGTCCGGTAGATTTAAAGGCTTTATCTACTTCGACAGCTACCAAAGAATCAACAAGCTTTTTAAGCGCTGAAACATTTTCGGAAATAGCGTCCTCGTCTTCGCCCATAACCAAGTCTACAATTTGTATCGCCGTTTCGTCCCCACTGTCGAGCCCGATTTTCTTAATCTGCTTAAGTGCGAACATTCGATTTTCAGCCGCTTTAACCGCCGCCTCTCTTTCAGCTAAGGCCGTTTCCTTTTCCCGGCGCTCTTCTTCCGCGATTTCTTCTGCTGACAGCTTAGTCTTTTTAAGCTTTTCCAGTTTTTCGCGAAGAGCTTTATTTTCATTACCGAGCTTATTTGTAGCGCGGTCTACCGCTTTTTCAATAAGCTTATCAATATCGTCCTGCTCCGGCTGAGGCTCGGGGTCCGGGTCAGGATTTAGCTCTAAGCCTAATATCCGTACCATTTCGTCAAACTGCTCCTGCGTCAGCTTGCCCTCTTCAAGCTGTTTCTTTAATTCTTCAAGTGTCATTTTAAATAAAACCTCCTTGAGTTCCTACCGTCTATCCCACATTCTGAGTTATAGTGGCAAGCCCACTTATAATATATTTTTTGAGTTGCAATATTCCGTCCCACGCAAGCGAGTTACGAATTATTACCCCACATTGACGCGCTCTTGCCGAGTTGCACGACAACTAAAAACTGTAGAGCGCACGAAAAAAGCACTCTGCATTTGCAAAGTGCTTCATATATTTAATTGTTTATATATCGGACTCATATATTTTTTATCCTCATAGTCATATGTGCCTAAATATTTAGTACCACATGACAATTTTATCATGTATCGGAGTGCGTAATATTTCTTTTAAATTTGAGAGCAGATATTTTTTAGCGTGATGTACATGAGATTTACACCATTCAAATCCAGCAGGCAACGTATAACTGATAATATCCTGTGAGTTAATATCAACTTTAAGTTTTCCACTCTGGACACTATCCTCGGGAAATATTTCGCAACTGATAATATTATTATCAATCTCTATATTTTTTAATCTTACCATAAAACTCCATTGCCTCCTTATTATAGTTGTATTGTTTTGATGCCATAATATGCGCCTCGTCTTGAGTATATCCCTTACACATTAATTTTCGCTCTGTAATCTCATGCTTAATCATAGTTATATCATGTGCTTCTGGAGTTCCATTTATTAAGCGTTTCCAACTTTCTGCCATCATAAAATCAGGCTCAAATCTTTTCGGTTCACCATCACCCAAATCATGCTTATCATAAAATATAAAGTTTTTAATATCCTGTATTTCCTTTTCGGAAAAGCCTGTAGTTTTTGCAATACGAGCTACATCAGTTTTCATATGACGAACACTTTCATAGTAAGCCACTGCATGAGTTTCTGCCTTTTTACCAAGAGGATTTCGCGCTCCGCTAATTGCTCCAGCTTTTATTATATCACTATTTTTATCCTCCGTAAACGGTTTTCCTTCAAAATTTTTACCGGTTAGTTGCACATATTCTTCTTCGCTAACCAGTTTATAGCGCACAAAGCAGCGGCAATTTATATCCTGTGAGGCGATTCCGCTCTGCCCGGGCGCGTCGGTCATATTTCCGTCCGACAATTCAAACTGTTCATCGGCAAGAACAGCCTGACCTTCCATTTGAATATGATTCGCGCCGTGACCCATTTTTGTTATAGTACCTTTTTTACTTTTACGAACTACATTCGGTCGAACTCTGTTATCTTTCATAGTACGCCATATTTTAGCCATACGCATATCCACGCCGGCTTCTTTAAGCTGCGCGTCAAAATCTCTTGCACCTTCATTTAAACCAGCTTCACGTACTCTATGAACTTCCGTACGAGCCACGCGAACAGACTTCTTATAATCTCCATCAAGCACTTTTGAAATACGCTTTGACATTGTATCAACTGTTTCGCCATTTGTAATTCCGATATTGATAGCCTGCTTTAAATTGTATATAACACCTTTGCGATTCTTTTCAAGAACATCATTCAGCATTATTTTATCGATAATCGTATTATCTACGCCGGACTTTACCTGCATAGGCTGTACATAGCTTAACCCTTTAAGCGCTGAACTCACTTCGCCCGAAACACTTGATGCCGCAGCTTCAATCATTCCGTTATAACTGAGATTATACACGGAGCTTATAAGCTGCGTCATTTCGCTTCTTATCTCTGGCGCGACCCGGTCAATATGCTGCTGCACTTCTTCAAGGAATCGCGCCTGTGCTTGTTTTTTAGCCAAAATATCGTATGTAAGCTTTCCGTCTTCCGCAAGGGTAGCGTATTCATAACCGATAAATTGTTTAAGTTCTTTCAAACACTGCTTATACGTGGCTCGGATTTTCTTTTCAGCGCCAAGCTCTCTATGCTCTGCGATACGCCGCACTTGCAGAAGTAATTTATCTAAAGTCATTGATTATTCCTCATCTTCCACAGCAGTGCCTTCTTCCGGCTCTTCAAAATCCTCTTTTATATTTTCTTCAAGAGACGGTATATCGGTCTTCTCGCGCTCTTTAAGCTGCATAAGGTAATCTATATCATCTACAAAGGACAGGGCTTCCGCAAAAGCTATTTCCTCCGGCACTCCGGCACTTATAAGCGTTTGCACCGTCTGCGCTTCCGTAAGCATAGCTATCGGGAAATTACGCGTAAATGACATGACGCACTGTAAAGGGTCAAATGCAATCTTACGCGCGTTAAAGCAAAACGCAAGCAGCTTAAACATATACACGCCTGCGCTCATCATCTTAGCTTGGAACATTCCGCATTTAGTTTCATGGCCCGTCAGTTTGAACTTTAAACTCTCACCGCTTGCCGTACCAAAAGTCTCGTCCGATAAATTCGGAGTTTTACTAAAGCGGTAAATATTGTTTTTAAGTCTTTCAAGATGATGTTCAGTAAAGCTATCATTTACATTATTCTGAAGCTTGTACACGTCCGCGTTACCTGTCGGGTCCATAATCTTTATTGCGCCCGTAATATTGGACTTTTGTATTTCCTCGTCGTTGACCTTAATATTTTTATAAACAGTCTTAGAATTAACTTCTCCTTCTATCTGGTTACTGCAATCAGAAGTACAGCGGTCATACGCGTCTATAAGAGTCATAACCTTCTCGGGGTCGCCCATCATCTCGCTGTTACGTGGAATACCTTGCAGCGGACAACTGCCGTAGAAATGTGGCTCGCGCTTATATTCTGCTAAAGAATCCACCGAAGACCCTTTATAGTATACAACATCATTGCTATCGTAAAACTCAGCGCGCCAAACAGTGTTACCGTTTAAATCCTGATTATAAAAATACCGAACAGCGTATTGCGGCTCGGTAATATCAGTTTTGGCAAGAATAATTGTTTCATGCGCAGGTAAAATCATAACGCGCTCGCAGCCGTCAGGGTCCCTATAAAATAACCTGCCGGCGTAGCCACAAATAGTAGCAAATCTTGTAGCTTCCATATCACGGTCAAACATATTATTGCGCGTTATAAAATCCGTAAGCGCCTTAGTAGCTGCTTCCATTGCTTCTTCATTTCCTGTATCTTCAATACTTTCCTCAGTATTTGCGTAGCTATACGCAATAGGCTTTCCTGCAAAATACCCGGTCGCAAAGTCTACTATTTCGCCGAAAAAGTCATTTGCCAGCTTATTATTTATCGGCGTGCCGGTTTCAGTCTTAAAACGCGGCTCACGATTAAGAATAGGCACTTCAAATTGAAGCATTTCATATCTCTTATAAAGCGAGCGATTATATAACGCATTCGGCTTATGCCTCTGAATGATTTTATGTAACAACTCGTCGCTGATACCGACTTCCTCTATAATATCTATCGCGTCCGAATAGTCTGGATATAATTCAGCTTCTGTTCTTAGTCTTGACGTCTTCATTTTTCTTACCCTTTCTTAAATAATTCGGCAAATGCCTGTCAAAATACAAATTCCCGTTAGGAAGTATTGTAAGACCGCAATTTACGCATACTCTTACCGCATTTATCTTTTTCCATATATGATTACACATCTTATAACCTTTCTGCCGCTGTAGCCACTGCGCCAAGGCGGCATAGCTCTGTTGCATATCTGAGTGCGTCAATTAAATGGTTATCTTTATCAACCGGCTTCGGTAAAGCGTTACCGAGCTTGTCTTCCTGCCAATGATAAGACTGAATTTCATTCTTAAACTCCTGACAGTGTATATCAATTATAATCTCATATTCTTTAAGCCAGCTAATACCGTCGTTAATACTATTCGGCCCTTTCTTAGCCGGTATAACAGTTATACCGCGATTATTAAGTTCAAGTATAGCCTGCGCACCCTGCGGGTCGCCAACAATAAACTCGTCTTTACTTATTCGGTTATTTAGCTCTTCTGCGAGCTCGTCAATAAGCGTATTGGATTTCTTATATTCGTTAAATACAAATATCTGCTTTTGACCTTCGTTAACATGTACCCGAATAAATGCGTTCGGGTCTGTAACTCCGAAGTCAATACCGTTATAAATATTATCAAACGAAGGAATAACGTCCGATAAATCTTCCGTACGCCAATTCTTAAATATAACCTTACCAAGTACACCCCAATTACCGAGCGTATATACATTATAAAAATAAGGGTCGGTTTCATGCTCAAGCGCATATATATCTTCGTCAGTTAAAAATTTATTATCTTTATAAGTAGTTTTCAGAATCAATAAATCATCACTCTTATATAGATTTTTGCTATCGTCCCAATTCCAAAAAAACTCTTGGTATATCCAATGCGTTTGCAATATCGGGTTAAAACTGAATATAATGCGCTTACCTATACCGTCTGGCGTAGCGCCTCTTAAACGCTTTGTAAGCTGCTTATAGGCTTCCCTTGCAGTTTCAGTAGCTTCCTCAATCCATATATCAGTAATAACTCCGTCAATAGGTGTTATAGACTTTAGCTTTTCCGGGTCGTCCAAACCGCCGAAAAGGATTTGACGATTATTACGTTTACAAGTAATAACCATTTCGCTTTTGGACATTTGAAAGACCTCGCTTAAATTAAAATCTATAATCGTTTTTACTATCTGATTATAAACACTCCGCTTTATTGTATTAGCCACGTTTCTTACAATTAAATAATTATGACCCTTTAAAACGTCCATAACTACTCGCTGCGCCAAGAAAAACGACTTACCGCTTGAAGAGCCGCCGAAAAATATTTGCGTCCGTGTCGTATCGTTCAAGTATGGGATATACGCGTCATTTACATATATGTTCATTCTCTTTCACTCGCCGGAAGAATATTAAACACAAAATCCTCCGCTCCGCTATGCTCAATTTGCTGTTTATATTTGCCTTTAAGCTCAAAATACAGCTTTATAGCCTGTGTATCGCCGCAGATACAACGACGTATAAGCGCTTTCCATACAGTGCTGAGCTCTGCGTCAGTATACGAATCTATTAACGAATCAACATATTTTATAAAATCCGGGTCTTTGAGCCACCTGTATAAAGTTGTACGCGGAACGCCAACTTGTTCTATTATTTCTGTTTTATTAGCCTTTATGTCAGGATTGGCAAGCATTTCAGCGACTTCACGCTGTTTTTTGCTCAAACCTGTACTTGTTCCACTTCGTTTCAATGCTTACCACCTCTCAATCACAATAAAAGAACGGTCACAATTTCTATGACCGTTCAAAACTAAGGAGGCATCCATGCCTATGTAAAAAGCTACTCTTTTATCTTTTTACATTTTATATAATACCATAAGAATAGTGGTACTTTACGCGGCTAAACTTTCAATAGCACGTTTCAGCCGGCGCTGTACCCAACGATAGGCATAATGTAAATTAACTGCGATTTCTTCTATTTTCATGCCGTTAAGATACCTCATCTCCAATATTAGTTTATCCGTTTTATCTAACCCGCTACTTTTTATAAATTCTGAAATTTCTTTTTGAATGTTCTTCAATTCAGCAATTTCCTCGCTTATTTCATTTTGCAGGTCAATAATACTACAAACTGCGTCCTCAACTTTCTTTGAGGGCAAAGAAGAAAAAGCTGCAACCGGTTTTAACGCAAGAGTTATAGATTCCGCATGTTGCTTCCATTCCTCAATCCGGTGTTGCTTCGCCGCAATTCGCGCGTCAAGCCTATATCCTCTGTTTAAAAATTCTTTTACTTCTTCTACGGTCATTTTATCGACACCTCCTTAATTTTTGCCTTCAACGCCTCAAGTAGAGCGTTCTGCCTCTGTTCCTTAGGTGCAAGAATAGCGTCAAGAACCCTATAGTCATATGTACCTTTCATTAAAATATGAAATATTAAAACGGTTTCCTTTTGCCCGGGTCTATGCAGACGTTTATTAGCCTGCTGATAAAGTTCAAGGCTTGTAGGAAGCCCGTACCATATAGCGATATGCCCTCCTGCTTGTAGATTCAAGCCGTGACCAGCGCTTGCCGGGTGTGCCAATAAAATTGGTATTTCGCCATTGTTCCAACGCTCAACCGCTGAATCCTCCTTAATATCAACTGCGTCAGTATAACGCTCGATAATTCTATCCCGTTCATGACGAAAAGCGTAAAATACTAAAACCGGCTGCCCGTTAGCTTCTTCTATAAGCTGGTCTAAAGCTTCGAGTTTATCCTCGTGCAAATATTTAACATTTCCGTTTTCATCATACGCAGCTCCGCCTGCCGCCTGTAAAAGCTTATTTGTAAGTACCGCCGCGGTCGGCGCGTCAATATCGCCGTCCACAAACGGTAACAGAGTATCTCGCTCAAGGGTCTTATAAAGTTTCATAGCTTTATCGGACATTTCAGCTTCTCGCCGCCGGAATATCCTTTCAGGAAGCCGTAAATAATCTGTCGCTTTCATACTTATACATAAACCGTTTAACTTGGCGTAAATCAATTCTTCTGCGCCCGGTTTCGGTTTCCACGAAAAAATTGTTGCCGCATTCCGCTTGTCCGGTATAAAGTATGTATCTCTATAGCCCGTAAGCGTTCTACCAAGCGCCTTACCTTCGTCAAGTAAATACATCTCCGGCCACAAGTCCAAAAATCCGTTTGGGGACGGCGTACCGGTTAAACCCACAATACGCTTTATGTATTTTCGTACTTTTTTTAAGGCTCTAAATCTTTGAGCCTTGCTGGATTTAAAACTTGACAGCTCATCTATAATAACCATATCAAACGGCCATTTTGATTTATAATAATCTACAAGCCATACGATATTTTCACGATTTATAATATAAATATCTGCGTCTTGCTCTAAAGCCGCTACTCGCGATTGCTTAGAGCCGATAACCAAAGACGCGGTTAGATATTGTAAGTGGTCCCATTTTTTTATTTCCGGCAGCCATGTTTCTTTTGCCGGTTTCAGCGGAGCAATTACAAGGACTTTCCTAACTGCAAAATAATCATTTAATAATTTATCCGCGGCCGTAAGACTTACTACAGTTTTACCCATGCCCATATCTAATAATAAGCCTGCTTCGGGGTTATCCAAAATAAATTGTTCCGCATATTCCTGATAAAAATAAGGTCTATACTCCATGTAACCTCTCTTTCAAGTCGTCCATATCGGATATACGCCATACAGTACAGCCGAGCCCTTCGAGTGTAGCGATAACCTTTTTCTGCCGTACACTCAACCCGTCACTCAGCCCCGGGCGCTTGACTTCTATAAAAATTATTCTCCCTCCCGGCAGTATAGCAATTCTGTCAGGCACTCCCGGAGCGCCCGGCGATACCCATTTATACGCTTTTCCGCCAAGAGTCTTTATATAATCACATATTTTTCTTTCAAGTGCGCTTTCGTACATAAATCCTCCTTTTAGGTAGTCGAGTAGCGCGCGCAGCGAATTTTCTTACGCGCATATATGCAAACGCAGGCAGGCACGTTTTTCCGCTTTCAATGTTAACCTAAAAAATTTTTTCTTTTTAGTATTTATGAACTACCTTTGCTGCGATAGCTAATAAAGCCTTATGCCATAATACTTTCAAAAGGTAGCGCGTTTGGTAGTTCGTTGCCTAAACTCAGCTACCGAACTACCAAAATCACTAAACTCCCTTACATTTTGAAAAAAGTGTTCTCTTTTCTCGACTACCTTTGCTACACTTCTCTTATAAATCCGCGTTGTCTCCCGTAAAGCTCTCCGCAATTTACCGAAGTAGAAATACGCCAGCCGGGAATCATACGCAGCAAGCCTATAATTTCACGGGCTTGCGCCTGTCCGTAACTCTTAGGGTCACCTTTGTAATGCTCCTGCCATATTTCAAGCGCACATACCTTAGTACGCTTAATCGTGCCCTCTTGCTTATCGCCGAATCCGCCTCCCCAAAACATAAGTCTGCAGTCAAGGTCCCAAGAGTCCCAATCCTCCGGAAGTAAAACATTTAAAAAGTTTTCCAAAGGCCCCAGCTTACCGTTGACCTCTGTATGGTTGGCTTGTACTTGACGAGCAAGTTCTTCAACTTCGCTATCAAGATACCAAGCTTCACCGGCTTCGTAATAAGTAACAACCTCAGCCCATATTTGGTCTACGATAGTTGATGTTAATTTTTCACCGAGCACCTTACCCGCATTTGTAACAACTACCGGCCAAAAGCGTCGAGCTCCTGTAGGGTCTCTCAAAAATTCCTCGTCATTAGTAGTTCCGAAAAAAGCACATTGCCTCGGGTGGCATTGTGTTCGGCGAGCATATGCCGCACGGTAGTTATCTTCTTGCTTTGAAACAAATTGTTTTATCTGCTCAATTTCAGCTTTTCTGGTAGCTGCCATTTCGCTGAGCTCAATTATCCAATTACCTTGAAGCTGCTCATAAGCCTCTTTGCCCGTCATTGTAAAAAGTGAATCTGAAAACCATTCTTTGCCGAGCTTTTTTAAGGTTGTAGATTTACGGCAGCCTTGCGGACCTACAAGAACAAGCATATGGTCATGTTTACACCCGGGCGATAAAATTCTCGCTACGGCTCCAATTAAAGCCTTACGGGTAACATTTCTCGTATATCTGGAATCTTCTGCGCCGAGGTAGTCTATAAATAATGTTTCAGCACGTTTTTCTCCGTCCCAAACAAGCGAGCGCAGATATTCCCGCACCGGATGCCGCGATATGTCCGCGAGCGCGAGGTCTATGCCTTCACGGGTTTTCGGCATACTGTCAATCTTATAGTCCTTTTCTAAAATGTTATGTACGCCGGCGTCGTCAGTATCGTCCCATGAGCGAGGTTTCCCTTCAAGTTTGCGCCACGGCAAGTCGCCGCATACCATAGGGCGCTCCATAAATTCATCAAAGTAGAATGTTCCTTTAAAACGCGGGTCATTTCTTACTATAATGCGGATATTTTCAACCGTAGTCGCTGCATTGCCGGTTTTAGAGTTAACCTCAAGTTGCGATACCCAATTCATATCAAGGTCTTCCTCATTGTCACCGAATAGCTGAACAATATAATCAAGCTGCTTGCTTTGCAGTTCTTTCATAACCTCAGGACGATTTGCTTCAATCCACTTACACATATTTTTATATGAAGGCAGATTTGTTGCCGCAGTATTCGCCGGCTTGTCCTCGTCGTCCTTGCCAAAAAGGTGTATGCGTATAAGGTCAAAAGCATTACACAATTTGCCGCAAATAGGGTCTGTGCTGTGGTGGCTATACGCAAACTTACCGTCGTCATAGACAACAAGTCCGCCGGAAGTAGAGCCGCCCGTATAAGTGTAACGGCCGCCATCACCCTTTTTATATGTATTAGATAAAAAAGTATCGATTGCGTCTTCTATAGAGTATATTCGGCAAAACGCGCCAACGATTCCATCTTTAGCCGTAGGGTCTCCTTGCTTTTCGGCAAGACGCCGCATAGTTCCAGTTTTTCTGCTTGATACCGGCCACTGAGTAGGGTCTTGCCAATCAGCATAGCGCTTAAGCTGTTCGTCAGCGTCAAGCCATGGGCCGTCTTGCACCTCGTACCTAAATTCTGCGTCAGCCGAAGCACTCGCCCAGTACATAAGTCTATGTGGCTCATAAGTGGTATCGTCACACATATCAATACCAATATCACCCGCGATTCTGCGGGCAATAGCTTCATACTCTTCCGGTGATACAGGTCTTGACAGCGGTATAACAAGTCTAAGCCTTGGCGCCTTCGGCGTATGGCTATGCGTACTATAGAGAACAGCAGCGCAGCCGAGAATTAGTGTAACCGTAGGCCATGGGTCTTCACCTGCGGCAATGGAATCCATATCAAGCGTAATAAGTCGGCGCTGTGTAACGGCGCCAATTTTACGGCGACCGCCTTTCAGTGTGCCGCCGACAAAGCCGCCGACGTCTTTTGCGCTATCGCGCTCGTCCTTAGGCATACGCGCGTACTCTGCTTGCGTTTCCTGCGTGCGAGTTACGCGTCCGAGTTTATCGACAAACTCGGACCATAACATTTCTTTGTTCTTCCAATTTGTTGAACGACGCGAATTACCCGTTGCGATAGTAATCATACCGTCATACTTCAAAATGCTCACCTCCCGCTGCTTCCAAAAGCTCCGACACCTCTTTCAGCGGACTCTTCATAAGTGAACTCAGGAATTACAACCGGCATAATTATAAGCTGCCCTATGCGGTCGCCTTTCTTAATCTCATAAGCACGGTTTCCGACATTTGATATAATAGCATGAACTTCGCCGCGGTAGCCGGAATCTATGGGTGGCAGTTCACAAACAATACCCTCTGCGCTTAAACTACTGCGCGGAAATATGTAGCCAGCCATACCGTCAGGCAGTATTAAGCCAAAGCCCAAAGGCAACTTACATATTTGACCGGGTATTATAATTTGGTCTTTAGGCGCAAACACATCAGCGCCGGCATCATTGTCATGTGCCCTTACAGGCGCATGACCGTTAAAGTTAATCAATTTTATTTTCATATCCGCTAAAACCTCCTGCAAGCAGCGGAAAATCCGCTTTTATAATTTCGTCCGGCGTCGCGCCCGCTGAAATAGGTTTTCCGCAAGACATTTTGCCTTCCTTGCAGCCGCCGGTCATACAAAAACAACCGCCTGAAAAAAGCTCGGGTGAGAGCTCATAAAGCTCTTTCCAGATTTTCAGCATAACGTATCGGGTTTCAGCAGTATTTCGCCGACAAATGCGCTGGCCTATCATGTGTTTCCACTGATACGGCGTAGCGCTTATAATCAAAATATTTCTAAGTCCCTGCGGCGTTACATAGCCGGCGGAATCGTTATCTGCGCTGGCAAGCTGTTTATATCTTTCCATTGCTTCCTCACAACTTAATATGTAGGAATCTTTTAACGAGCTATTTAATAACTCATAGGGAACAACAAAATCGGCCTCGTCAGAATAATCGCTATATTGCAGCGACGCTGACATAAATTTAACCTCGTTCTGGTGTCGGGTTATCTGCGCCAAAAATCTCCTTGACGCACCGACTACCGCAACATTTATAACCGCAAATTTCTGTAATGTCGGGTGCGGTAAATTGGCTAAATTTGCTACAGTCTGCGCCGTATGCTCTTTTTCGTATAAATCCATAAATCCGCGCATACATTTAACCGTATGCCCGCGCTGCGTTAATCGCGCTGCGCAAACCATCATATTTTCGGCTTCTGCAATGGCCGTAGGGTTAAGAACGCATGTTTCAATTCTGTTCATCTTTAAACCTCCGTTCTTCTTCTATCATTGCTCTAAGTATGAGCAAATAATTAATACTGTCTGTAATTTTTTCTGTCCAGCGTTCAACGCTGTATTCTCTGCCGTCAACGCACATATCTGAAATAGATACAAGGTGCTTTGATAACATACCAAGCAACGCCTCTTTCTGCGTTCCCTCTATAATTGTTGCGGCTTTTTTAAAGGCTGCTAAACGGTCGGCAGAAGTTTCCGCTATAGCGTTAGGCGTATATTCAAGTCCTTTCTGGCAGAGTATATTTTTACAAGTCAAAAGCTGTTCCTCAATTACTTTATTAAAAATATCTGTTTTCATAGAGTTTAGTCCTTTCTATAGTATTCGCACTCATACGCGTCTGCCCTTAATGGTAAGCCCTTAGCCCACTCAATAGGCGCTGACATTATTTGATTTATTTCTTCGGCAGAACTTACTCCTATAGGCACTTCGCAAATAACTTCATCATGCACATGAAACACAACGGGAAATCCTGCACGCTCTAATCTGTCAATTGCGACAGCAAGGCAATCTCTGGCAGTAGCCTGAACGATATTCTCAACAAGCTTCGGGCCGTAAGATTCTATTCTGCCCCAGCCGCCCGAGCTTTGAATCGTGCCTTCATATGTAATATTGTCGCCTTCATCAATACGAGGTTTTACATAACTCAATTCGCGTCCATTAGGTAGTCTCAATTTAAGTAAAGGCCCCTGTTTATAAAAACCCATACCAAACGGAAGCCTAGCCGGCGCTTTTGTCTGAATCGTCTTTCTTGCTGCCGAGTCTGCGTCCCACCATAATTTTGTAATAGCCTTATTCGCCGAGCGCCAACTATTTACAATAGGCTTAAGTTCTTCTTCCGCGAGGCCCATATCAAGCGCACCCATAGCCTTCATAGCGCCTACGCTTCCGCCATAACCGAGCGCCAGCTCGGCAATTTTTCCTTTTTGCCTCATAGGGTCGCCCTTTTTAACTGAACCCGGCGGTAAATGAAACATCTGCTCCGCAGAAGCCTCATAAATTTTTCCGTGTGTATTGAAAACGTCCATGCGCCATTCTTCATTGGCGAGCCACGCAAGTACGCGCGCTTCAATCGCTGAAAAGTCGGCGACAATAAATCGGCAGCCTTTCTTCGGTACAAATGCCGTGCGTATAAGCTGCGATAAAGTTCCTGAAATATCGTCAAAAAGCAGTTCAAGAGTTTCTAAATCGCCTTTAGCAACAAGCTGCCGTGCAGTGTCAAGGTCGCGGTCAGGCATTTTATTCTGAGGCAAATTCTGCATTTGCACTAACCGACCGGCCCAGCGGCCTGTTCTTGACGCGCCGTAAAACTGAGTTAAGCCCCGGATTCTTCCGTCGGCGCAGGCTGTCCTTAACATAGCATTATATTTTTCAGTAGAAGTCTTTGAAAGACCTGCCCGTATATCCAGCATAGCGTCAACCTTTTTATTATCTGCTTCTGCTCGTACGCCAGCAATACTTTTTTTATTAAGGCTCTCAACCTCAATACCCGCTGTATCTTCAATCCAGCCTTTAAGCTGCGCCGTGCTTTTAGGGTTATCAAGTCCAGTAAGTTCTTTTGCTTGTTCAAATAAACGGCCTTTTATAATACCGTCAATCTCAATAGCTTTTTCTGCAAAATTGAGGTCCACTCCGACACCGCGGTCATTGATATGCTGGTCGTGAATCCAAAGCGGCTGCTCATTCTCAAATATTGGAAAACGAGATAGCTTTTTGCGAATAGCGCGTTCTGCCTCAACGTCTTGCCGGTTATATTCAATGTAAAGATTCCAGCGGTCGGGGTCATGCTCCGGCAAGTTTCTTGTTCTTCCTCCATTGATTTTTGTGGCCTTGCACGGAATAGAGAAATATCGTATAAGCGCTTTGCCTGTTTTCGATTTTTGCTTGTCCTCAGGTAAACCAATAACTTCGCCAACGGCTTCTAAGCTGCCGGGTAGACCAAGCTCACGAGCCATAACCGCAGTACAGCTCCACTGTTCAGGCGGTGTAACACGCCCAAAATAAACCGATAGACAAGTTCTTTCAAAAGACGCATTAAATGCTGTCTTAAGAATTTTGGAGTCATATAAAGCATTCTGGAGCTCCGGAGGCAGTTTCTGACCCGTAGTAAGGTCTATAACCTCAACGGGCCCATCGTCCCACGCATAACCAAAGAGCAGAATCTCAAAATCATCACTCTGAGCATAAGCATAAACACCAGATTTTTGCAGAGATACAGAGCTGTAAGTTTCAATATCAATCGCAAGTGTTTTCATTTTTTACGCCCCCTTTTTTAGTAACTCAAAAGCTGCCGCGCAGACCAAAAAAGGTAGCTTGAAGCTTCGCCCACATGGGTAAATAACAATCTGGAGCAGCTTTTGAATACTTTGCAAATTAGTCAAGAAGGCCGTCGTCTGTATCGTCTTCCCAGTCGTCGTCCCAATCAGCGTCGGTAACAACACCACCGCCCAAAGGCTCGCCGTCATAGAGCTTCATAACTCCATTAAGACCGGCAGAAATACCCTTATTTCCCTGCGTATCATATACATAGAAGTTAATAATTGCACGTCCGTAGCAGCCAGAATAAAGTTCCTGAGGGTCAGTCAGCGGGGTCTTATCCGCATTTACGATAACAGGCTTATTGTTAGAGCTTACGGTAATAACGTAGCAGCCCTTACATTCTTCGCCAAACTCACCGCCGTTAGGGCGCTCGCCGTCGCCGTCATGAAGAGTATTCTTAAGATTTGTCGGCAGCTTTTTGCCGCTGTTGCTTGCTATAAACTTTGACTTTGCTTCGTCCATAGCAGCCTTGATTTTTTGAATTGTAGCCTTATCCGATTTCGGTATAAGCAGCGTTACGCTGTACTTAGGCATAGCGCCTTCCTGCGCCGCGCGAGGTGTAAAAAGATTGCAGTATGAAAAACGTACTTTTCCTGTTGTAATTTGTGTTGACATAATTTTATTCTCCTTTATAAATTATTTTTAGTTTAAAATATCTTTAAGCAAAGACCCGAGGTCAAATTCTGAATCATCTGAAGACATCACATGAGTAAGTAACTTCTTCAGGCCAGAATACTTTGAGCCTTTAGAAAAGAGGTCGTCGCTCATAGCCATATCCTCCTGAGTAGGTACCTGCGTAATTTTACTCTGTCTGTCTTCATCGACCATGCAAATACCGATAAACTCCAGTACCTTTTTAGTATGGTCTATATTGTCGTATGTACCAAGCTGAATAATGCTTGTATCGGTTTCGGCTATAAGCCTCGCACCCTCATGAATCTTCTCAATATAACACTGCTTTACATAATCGCTATTAACGAGCCTGAGTTCGTCCTGTGACATAATATACATAAGTTTGTCCTCCTTTTTTATTCAAATGCAATGCGTTCAACGCTTGCAATTTTGCCGTTTAACGGCATATAAACATTTGCGCTGCCGAATAGTTTAACTGTTTCATTAAGACTGCGGGTATCTACTATAAATTCAACAACGTCATTATTGTAACTGTAGCGGTGCGTGCCGTCTGTATCACAGTCGGCTTTTTGGTCGCATAATACAGCATAGAACACATTACCCGTGTCAGTTGTGATTTTATACTTTGTTCCTATTCCCGTACCATAGTACGAACCCAGAGCAACCATATAATAATCATCTGTAATACCTAAATCCCGCTCACCGTTGCAACGCATAAATCCGTTATCATCAGCCCAGCCCCATTGCTGTATATATTTGTACTGCGGGCTTGCTGTATTTGTTATACAGCGGTAGTCCATATACGTTTTAAAAGAGCTGTTAATATCGGGTACGCCATACGGCGTATATATAGCGGTCATTGCTGCGGCAGGAATAGCAAACAATGCCGATAATAAAATTGTTATTGCCGATAGTAATAATTTTTTCAAAATTTAGTCCTCCTGTTCATCAAAGGCTTTAAGCACCTCTTCGTCCGGCTTATATTCCGGCTTCTTGCTGCTCGCTGGCGCAAGAGTCGGCTTGCCTTTTGGTTTAGTAATTAAGTCTCCAAGCACTTCGGCAACGGCCTTCTTTCCAAAGTCTGATTCCATTTGCGTCAATGTTATCAGCTTTCTATCATAGAGAAGCGCTTCACCATATCCAGCGGCTTTCATAGCTGCAACTACTTTTTCTTCATCTACGAGCTTGCGGTTACTGCGTCCTTCAATCAGCTTCCAACCTGCTACAGGCGTGCCGTCCATAAGGTTAGTGAAAACAAGATTTTCAAGGTCGCCGAGCCAAGCTTTTATATCTGCCGCCTTTTCAAGAATTTTGCCGGCTTCCTCCGGAGATATAAGCAATGGGTCAGGTGCTTCATCAAAAAGCTTTAGATTATGCTCTGCACGAGCTCGGCATTGCTCTTTCGCGCGGCAGAATTTGCAAGTCTCTTCTGACGGCGCAAATTCACCCTCACCTTTATAAGCAAGCTTCGCTCTCGGCTTAACATATTTATTAGCCCATTCAAGCAAGTCTTTTACTGAGATTTCATCTGAACTTTGAACTCCTGAAAGGCGTGGCTGAAAAATAGTCATACGTACAGTATCAATATCAAATAGCGTACTATACTTTGCCAATGCGCCAAGTGCGTATAGTCTCATTTGCGGATTTCCCGCGGCCTCAACTCTTACGCCTTTACCATATTTGAGGTCTACAATTTCAAGAATATTATCAGCGACAATAATACAGTCGCCCGTTCCAAAGCCAGACTTGACCCATTTTGAAAAATCAACCTTTACCTCAAGCTCGACAAAAGCGTCTTCGCAAGTTTCGTGAGCCTGCTTATATTTTTCAAGAACAAGTTTTCCGTAATCATTAGCGCACTCCTGCATTTCCGCGTTATAATATGCACCTTTTGCTAAATCGTCCCGCTGATTCTCATACTCGGCCTCAGTGATTTCACCCAGCCAATAACGAGCGGTAAGCTCCGACAATTCATGCGCCGCAGTGCCTTCTTCGGCGTATGCGCTTGTTGTTCTCGGAAATTGTTCTTCAAGCTTAGCGCTCGGAGTACATTCAAGCCAACGATGTGAGCCGCTTGCTGAAAGTAATGCGTGTTTAGGCATTCGCATTCACCAACTCTCTCATAAGGGCCGGATAATCTTCTGTACGCTTATCAAAGTCAGACAGCTTTTTACAGCCAAACTTTTTAAAGATTTCCACCAAAGTGTCCTGCTTGCCGGCTTTTGATAATTTAAGAGCGACAGCTCTAATATCTGTTTTTGTAATATGCGCCGCTTCTGTTTCCTCTGACTGAACAGCCTGCGCTGTACTTTCTTCTTTAGGCGGTGGGGCAGTAGGAAGCTCAGTCTGAACTGTAGCGCCGCCGTCCGTAATAAGAGCTTTTATTTTTTCAAGATTTTCAGTTGTTAATTCCATTTTTATTGTGATTTCCATTTTTAGTAGCCTCCTTATTTTTCTTCCAAGCCTCATAGGCTTGTACATTTTCATTTTTACTATAAAATTCTTTAACCGCTGTGCACAAGCAGTCGAGCATTAAATTTTCTCTTGCAAGAGCCGTTTCGGCAAGTTCTTGACGCATATTTGTCTTTTAGGACAAATCTTTCGCAAAAAAAATTTCATTCATTGTAGGCGGGTCTAAGTCAAGAAGGTCCTTACAAACCTGTACTTCCGGTACCGTAAACGCAGATTCTCCGTTAATTTTGCGGTAAGCCTTACGAATATTCCAGCTTTGCGCGTCCGCAAAATCTCTGGTCGTAATGCCTTTTAAAATCATGTGCGCTTGGAGTAAACGAGTGTTCAGCATACAGCATGTCGTCTCCTTTCTTTATATTTTCAGTCTTTTATACGATATACCGTGTTTTGTCCCAAAGGACAATTATGATTATACCGCGTTATTTTTGATTTGTAAATAGTTTTTGAAATTTTTTTTATTTTTTTTATATAAAACTGTTCCCTCTACGTCAAATGCGTGTTATAATATGTCATAAGAGGTGATTTTAATGACAACAGGCGACAGAATACATTTTTTAAGAAATAACTTACAGCTAACCCTTCAAGAGCTCGGCGATAAAGTTGGCGTCGGCGCCAGCACTGTCCGAAAGTGGGAGACGGGCCTTATACAATCTATACGCACCGATAAAATACAGAAACTCGCAGCCGCGCTTAATACTTCAGTCGATTATCTTATGGGCTGGACGGATAACAGTGTCAATATTGGCTCTGTAGGTACTAATAACGGAGTTATCGGTCAAAATTCGGGTGAGCTTCACGTTTCAGAAGAATACTCTAAAGAAGAGGTAGAGCTTATTCGAGTTTATAACGCTCTCAGCGTTAAAGACCGCAGCAAATTATTAAATTTTGCGTGGTCTTTAGAGGATAACGCAAATTGAACGCGTGGAGTAGGGCAGATATTGTAATAGCATATGCGCTATACTGTATTACGCCTCTTAATCAAATCAAACCGACTAACAAAGTTATTCAGCAGGTTGCAAAAATCATTCCGCACTCTGTGTCGTCAATCGTTATGCGAATGTTAAACTTTAAGCATATTGACCCCAAAGCAGGTGAGGGCTTAGGTCATGTCGCTAAAAAAGATATTCTTGTATATGAAGAATTTAAGCACGACTGGGGCGCGTTAAGTATAGAAGCTGAAACTTTAACCGGCCTTGCTCTCTTTGATTCTACGCCGTTGCACGGAGCTAAGCCATTATCTTCTTTAACAGACCACAAACGAGTATCAAGAGAGCGTCACTTCTTTAAGAAAGCTGTTCTTTCGGCCTATAATGATACTTGCTATATATCTGGCTGTACGCTGCCGCAAATGCTAATTGCAAGTCATATAAAACCCTATTCAGAATGTCGCAGCGAAGAAGACAGGGTAAGTCCCGATAATGGTATATGCCTTAATACTTTTTACGATAAGGCTTTTGATTCTGGACTTATTACCATTACGCCTTCTATGACTGTGTATGTATCTCCGCTTGTAACACACCGTCAGAACGACGATTTTACTCATAAATGGCTCTTAAACCTTGATGGCAGTGTTTTATTACCCCCTCCCCGATTTTCGCCCCGTAGGGCCTTTCTGGAGTACCATAATGATATAATTTTCAAAAGGTAGGTGGACCACCAAATGAATGCTGTAATTTACGCCCGGTATTCAGCCGGACCGCGACAGACCGAACAAAGTATTGAAGGACAACTGCGAGTCTGCTCTGATTTTTGTAAACAGCGCGGACTTACCGTTGTGGGTACTTACTGCGACCGTCATATTTCAGGAAAAACAGACCAAAGACCAGAGTTCCAAAAACTTATTGCTGACGCTAAGAAAAAGAAATTTGAAGCCGTTGTTGTTTATAAAACTGACCGTTTCGCTCGTAATAAATACGATAGCGCTATATATAAGCGGGAACTTAAGCAAAACGGAATCCAAATCTTTTACGCAGCGGAAGCTATTCCTGACGGCCCTGAAGGCATTATCCTTGAGAGCCTTATGGAAGGTCTTGCCGAATATTACTCTGCGGAACTCGCACAAAAAATTCAGCGTGGTATGACGGAGAGTGCTATGAAGTGCAAAAGCACAGGTGGTACCCGCGTTCTCGGCTATTATACCGACCAAGACAAACATTTTCAAATTGACCCGGAAGGCGCGCAGATAGTACAAATCATTTTTGATATGTATATTAAGGGCGAGCCTAATACAGCTATTGCCGATTTTCTGAACTCACATGGATTCCGTACTATACAAGGTCGTGACTTTAACAAAAATATTATAACCCGTATCATTCAAAACCGTAAGTACATAGGCGAATACCGATATGGAGATATTGTTATAGAAGGCGGCATGCCAGCTATAATAACTCCCGAGGTCTTTTGTTTAGCCCAAGCTGAAACAGAACGTCGACGCACTCGTAAAAAGCCGATGTCTCCAAAAGCTGAATATCTTTTGTCAAGCCGGCTGTTTTGCGGTCATTGCAAAAAGCCTATGCAAGGTATCAGCGGAACAGGCCAGAACGGCAATAAATGGTATTACTACTATTGCTCAAACCGACGCACTCGTATTAAAACTTGTGATAAGAAACAGGTTCCACGCGATAAACTTGAAAAACTCGTTGTAGATATGACTGTCAACTACATTCTTAAAGAAGAAGTGCTATCCGACCTTTCAAAGAAAATCTACGCGGCACAAGAGCGCCAAAATGATACCGACGAGCAAATCGCTTTTTACGAAAAGAAGCTAAATGACAACAAAAAGGCGGTCACAAATATTCTAAAAGCGATAGAGTCTGGCGTTAATACGCAAACCCTACCTGAAAGGCTACAACAACTTGAAAACGAGCAAACTGTTATTCAAGGCGAACTTGCGTACCTTAAAAATCACAGAACGGCTTTTGACGAAGACCAGATTCTCTTTATGCTAATGCAATACCTTGAGCCGTTTGAAGGAGAGAGTAGGCAAGAATATTATAAACGAATTATCACTTGCTTTGTAGCAGAAGTTTATTTGTATAATGACAGACTGCTTATATACTTTAATATCAGCAGTGCAAATGGCTCGTTACAAGCCGAAGACTTAAATAAAATAGAAGCTGGTCAAACACTTTCCGTGTTCGACCAGCGATTGAATTGGTGGACCATCTAGGACTCGAACCTAGGGCCGTCCGGTTATGAGCCGGATGCTCTAACCAACTGAGCTAATGGTCCATAATATTAAATAGATTAAACAGCCTTTACAAGAAAGGCTGTTTAAAATGTTGGTGACCCGTGCGGGAATCGAACCCGCGTTACCGCCGTGAAAGGGCGGT